GTCTCAGGCATGGAAGACGGCGACGAGCGACGCACGATCGACAACCTGATGACCAAGCTTGCGACGCTGGCCCAGGAACTTAACATCCGCCTGCTCGTCATCTCGCACCTGAAGCGACCTGATGGCACGCCGCATGAAGAGGGAGGTCGAGTTACGGCGGGACAACTGCGAGGCTCGCACTCCCTGCTGCAACTGTCGTTCACCGTCATCGCACTCGAACGCAATCAGCAAGACCCCGAGCGAAAGCTCTGGACTCGCGTGCGTGTGCTCAAGTGTCGCCACACTGGCAACACCGGCCACGCGTGCTGGCTCAAGTACAACACGGAGACCGGCTGGCTCGAAGAGAGCACGCCACCGTTTGAAGATGAAGAGACCAAGACCCCGTTCCAAGACGAAACTCAAACCAAAGAACAAGCGACTTTCTAAAGACCAAATGATTAAGCGACTGATGAAGCTTCTCGGCTACATGCCGGTGAAGCAGCATGAGCAAGCAGTTGACTTCTTGACCCAGCGAGCGACTGACTTCCGCAAGATGCACCAGGATGCCGTGGCACGGTTGCACGCGATAACAAGCGAGCGAGACGACGCCGTCACGACTCGCAACTGTATCCGTCACGAACTCCTTCGTGCTGTGGACGGCGGTGTGACGATGTTGCGGGTGCGGGGCCGCGAGCACGCCGACCTACGTGTAGCGATTGCTGAACCCGTGCTGCGTTACGAATCGTATCGAACCCCAACTGACACCGTTCGCGAATTGACCGTGCATCTGCAGCACGCAGTCTTCGCTGTGCCGGTTCACAAGCCACTGCTCTCGCGTCTGGCTCAAGACGAATTGCTTCGTGTCTTGGTGCATCAAGCGGGGAGTGCAGTGAGGAAGTTTGTCATCGAACACGGAGAGGCAGCTATCAAGAGTGGCGAGATTCAACTTTGACGTTGAGACTGACGGACTCCTCCACGCGGAAGACGACAAGCCAGAACTGACCACGATCCACTGCCTCGTGATTAAGAACCTCGACACCGGAATGGTGTGGAGTTGCAACGATCACGGTGCTCGCTACTCCATCGCGGATGGCTTGCACATCTTGAGCGGTGCCGACGTGCTCGTGGGTCACAACATCATCACGTTCGACATCCCGGCGATCAAGAAAGTTTACCCTCGGTTCGACACCAAGGCCCAACTCATTGACACGCTCACGATGTCGCGGCTGATGTTCCCCGATCTGGAAGCCGATGACTACGGTCGCAAGAAGTTCCCTCCCCGCCTGCTCGGCAGCCACTCGCTTGAAGCGTGGGGTCACCGGCTGGGCGTGCTGAAGGGAGACTTCGGCAAGTCCACGGACTGGAAGCGGTGGTCACCTGAGATGCAGGTGTACTGCGAACAGGACGTGACGGTTGACGAAGTGATCCACCAGCACTTCCTCAGTCTCAACTACTCCCAACAAGCAATCGATTTGGAGCACGAGTTCCAGATCATCATTCAGAAACAGGAAGAGCGTGGCTTCACGTTCAGCGAACAGAAAGCCTCTGCCCTCTACGCGAAGCTCCTCGATCGCAAGACGATCCTGACCACCGACCTCCGCTCCAGCTTCCCGGCTCGCATCGAGACGATGAAGCCGCCTGCTCACTACGAAGTGATGGGCAACGGGTTTCCGACGAAGGGAGCAGCGAAGGATTGGTGCCGAGAGAACAAGGTCTCGCCGCGTCTCATCACGGCTGGCCCGCTTCGCACCAAGACTCATGACTTTAACCCCGGCTCACGCGATCAGATCGCACTGCGTCTTCAGGAACTCGGCTGGACGCCAACCAAGTTCACGGAGACCGGCAAGCCACAGATCGACGAAGAGGTTCTCGATGATGTCCTCGCCACACTCCAACTCCCCCAAGCCAAGCTCCTCGCTGAGTACCTGCTCGTTGACAAACGAATCGGGCAGATTGCAACCGGAGCAAACGCATGGCTCAAACTCGTGCGACGTGGACGAATCCACGGACGGGTTATTACGAACGGTGCTGTTACCGGCAGATGCACTCACCGGAATCCTAATGTATCTCAGACTCCCAAGGTTCATTCGCCTTATGGGTTTGAGTGCCGGGACTGCTGGGAAGCCTCGCCGGGATACGTTCTTCTCGGCGTTGATGCGTCCGGTCTGGAGCTTCGTTGTCTTGCTCACTACATGGCTGAGTATGACTCGGGTGCATACTCGCGGGTTCTCCTCGAAGGCGACATCCACTCCACGAACTGCCTCGCTATGGGTCTCGATCCCAAGCAGATGTACGTCGTGTGGGGAACGCCGACGAAGGGACGCGACATCGCCAAGACGTTCATCTACGGATACCTCTATGGTGCTGGAGATGAAAAGATTGGCCGCATTGTTGGCGTCCTCCACGACGAGATTGCTGAGCTACGGCGACAGCATGCTCGTGAGTGGGCGGACAAGATTCGCGTGCTCACAAAACAGTCTGAGCGAACTGGCGAAGTCGTTGACGATCTGCGGATCGCTCTCAACGTCAAAGGACTCCTGCTGCGTCGCACCTTCGAGACGAAGACTCCTGCTCTCGCTCTCCTGAAGGCGGCGATCTACCTCGTCACTGAGAAACCAAACAAGTTCAACCAGCGTCGCATCGACGACGCCGCGAAGCTACTCCGCAAGGCCGGTCACTCCGTGCCGAAGTATCGTGGATGGCTACGTGGCATCGACGGGCGAAAGCTGCCGATCCGAAAGTCACATGCCGCACTCAATACTCTGCTCCAGTCAGCCGGTGCTCTTGCAGTCAAGCAGGCAACCGTCCTGCTTTACAAAGCGTGCCTTGCACGCGGGTGGTCATTCGGACGCGAATTCGCGAACGTCGCCCACATCCACGACGAGATGCAGATTGACGTACGACCAGAACTGGCGTATGCCCTCGGGGCAATGGCTGTTCAGTCTATCGCCGATTCTGGACTCCTATTCAACTTCCGTTGTCCCTTAAGTGGAGAATACAAGACCGGTGCGTCGTGGGCAAAAACTCACTGATGCCGCTCGACGCCTCAACGCCCGTATTAAAAGTGCGGCTTGGCGACGAAAGAATCCTGATGCTGTTAAAGCTATCGATAAACGTTGGCGGCAGAAGCATCCGGAAAAAGTGCATCTCAAACTGATTCGACAAAGAGCACGGTGTAAGGGCATTCCGTTTAATCTCACGATCGAGGACGTAACTGTTCCGAACTATTGTCCAGTGTTGGGTCTCCGAATAAAGCGGGGTTCCAAAGTCCGGGGGAATTGTCCGTCTGTCGATCGGATTAACCCAAGGAAAGGATATGTGAAAGGTAACGTGATTGTTGTCTCAATGCTGGCGAACATGATTAAGACATCTGCGACTGTGGAGCAGATCGGAAAAGTCTACCGATTCTATCGGAGACTGTGTCGATGAGGCGGCATCTTCTAGTTGATGGCGATTTACTGGCGTTTCGTTTTGCAGTTGCTGCTGAGACCAAGGTGGAGTGGGAGCCTGGACAATTCAGTTCAACCGCTAATCTCAACGATGCTCGGGCTGCCGCTCACAACTGGTTGAAGCACGTCTCAAAAAAGCTGAACGCGGATTCCTATCTGTTCTGCTTTTCGTGCCCCACTCGTCGCTACTTTCGTCACGATGTCTTCCCCGAGTACAAGCTCGACCGAACACACGGCCCCGTTCCCATGATCCGTTCTGAAGTGCGGGCGATGATGGAGGCGGATTTCCCGTCGAAGTCAAAGCCCGGTCTTGAAGCAGATGACGTGATGGGCATCCTCTCAACGTGGAAAGGTTACTTGCCCAACCACGAGAAAATAATCGTTTCGTCCGACAAGGACATGGCGACAATCCCCGGCCTGCACTTCAATCATGACAAAGATAACGAACCCCGCTTCATCACCCAACAGCAAGCCGATTACACCCATCTCCGACAAACTCTCACAGGCGATACATGCGACGGCTACAAAGGTTGTCCGGGAGTGGGGCCAGTCCGTGCTGACCGCTTCCTCGCCTCCCCCACTGCCTCCAGTGCCAACACCTCCAGTGCTGGAAGTGCTGCCAAAGACGTACGGCTTTGGGATCGGGTCGTGTCAGTTTTCAACTCCAAAGGACTGACTGAAGCCGATGCTCTCGTTCAAGCCCGCCTCGCTCGCATTCTGCGTGCCGAGGATTACGACTTCGTGAACCAGACGGTCAAACTATGGACGCCCTCTACCACGGACTCAAAATGATTGACCCCTTTATCGCAGGAATGATCTGCGGCGTGACAGCGACGCTCTTCGCTGTAGTTCTCCTCCGAAAATAAAACATGCCTCAATGCACAGATTGTGTACCCCACATCGCCATTTGGTACCAACCAGTGTCGAAGATGGATCAATGGGTCGCCTGCGGAATCAACACCCTCATCGGGATTGAACGCGAAGGCGGACGCTACACCCAAGCCTTCGTTCGTGCTCAAGCCGCTTCCAAAGGGCTGAAGTACATCGACGTTCCGTCCGCTGACATCGCCGCCGACAACGCCGATCCGAATCTCGTCGCGTTCCTCCAGCCGGATGAACCCGACTTCCGCCGACAGCCGCTCAGTTCGTGGGCCGATCGTTTCACCGCCGTCAAGGCAGTCTCGAACAAGCCGGTCTTCGGCAACTTCTCCGGCCCGCACGTCACTGCCGCTTTCCCGTGGTACAAGGGCACACCCTCGCAAACATGGGCCGGTCACAAAGCGTTCATCCCCTACGCCGACTGGCTCTGCCACGACTGGTATCCGATCAACACCGAACCGTCCCGCTACTGGACGCCGTTCGATGGCCCCGGCCTCATCACGCGTGCGATGGACTTGCTCAACACTTGGAGCAACGGCAAGCCGCAGATGGCTTTCGTCGAGTGCTCCTGGATCAACAAGTCCGCTGCTGGCCCTGACGGCCCGACGCCTGATCAGATGGAGCAGATCGTTCGTGCGATCTGGAATCACCCGTCCGCGATCGGCTGGGCATTCTTCCCGCAACGCGACGCGGTCAACAACCGTACGCCGACGAGCAGCTTCACGTTCGACAACACGACGCCCACGATGCGTACACGCATGACCGAGGTCAACGCTTCGCTGCAGCCCGTGGCTGTGGCACGTCAGCCCCTGTACACGCTGTACGATGACGGGACGTGGGAGGCTGTCTAACCTTGGCGAACCTCACGACTGACAAAGCCGCACGCAAGGCCGCACCAATGGATCGCGGTCTTCTCAAATACTTCCCCAAGGCTCTCGCTGCCGTGGCAACACTCAGCATGGAGTCGAACGAGCAGCACAATCCTGGTGAACCCATGCACTGGGCAAGGGAGAAGTCGAACGATCACGGTGACTGCATCGTCCGCCACCAAGCGGACTCCGGGACGATCGACAACGACGGCCAACGGCACTCGACGAAAGTCGCGTGGCGTGCGTTGGCCCAGTTGGAACTCGAACTCGAAGCGGCGGAGTCGAAGACTGATCCAAGAGACGAATCAGAGAAAGCGTTTGACGCCGCATACTTCCCGCCGTCCTCAAAGCCTGTGGAGTTCGATGCGTATACACGGCAATACCACGGGATTCCTCCCGTTCCCGACGACCACGGCACCGAGGATCAAAAGCTATGACCGAGTGGGACGTGTACTTACTCGGGCCGATGACCGGCTACCCCGAGAACAATCACCCGCTGTTCAACCAGTGGGCGAAGAAGCTCCGGGCTGACGGTCTCTCGGTTCTCAACCCCGCCGAACTCGACATGTGGATGCCGAAGCTCGACAACCCCGAAGACTACTACGCCCGCGACTGCAAGGTGATCTCACTTTGCCGTGGCGGTGTGGCTCTCCCTGGTTGGCGACGATCGCGAGGAGCAACGTGGGAATCTTACACCCTTGGCTCGCTCCTGCGTCGCCCGGTCTTTGAAGGGCCGAACCTCGACATCATCCCCGCCCACCGGCTGCCGCAGATCGTCCATCCTGCGGACAGCCTCTGACCCCTCCCCTCTGCCCACGAGTCCTGCGTTCGTGCTGTGCGGATAGAAACCCCTTCCAGTCACTCCGACTGGTTGGGGTTTTTAACCGCCGCTGCACCGGGGGGTTGGCACCTAATTCCGTCCCGTTCCACTTCCGAAAGACCATGCCTGCCGACTTCCCCCTCATTCCGGAAGACTTGGCGAAGGAGTTAGACCGTCGCTTCCCCGAGAAGTGTCCCGACCCCACGAAGACAAGTCGTGAAATCTGGATGCAGGCCGGGCGACGCGATGTGGTTCGCTTCCTTCTCGACAAGTTCCGGAAGCAACTCGAACCCAAAGGCCAACTTCATGTGCGTGTTTAACTCTCCGAAAGTTCCAAAGCCTCCTCCCGCTCCCGTCATCCCGCCCCCGCCTCCCGCTCCTGATGCGAACTCACAGCTTGCTCCCCTCACCGGGCCAAAGGCTGCCGCTCGTAAACCTGCGGCGACGCTCGGTTCATTCCGGCGAGACCTGACGATTCAAGGCGGCTACAGCGGGCTGAATATCCCGCGATGACAAACGATACGACTACCGCCAAACAACGCTACGAACAGTTGGCCCGGCAACGCCAACCGTTCCTCGACCGAGCACGCGACTGTGCTGCACTCACCATTCCGGCGTTGCTCCCCCAAGAGGGATTCAATTCCTCTTCCGACCTGCCCAACCCTTATCAGTCGCTGGGGGCAAGGGGCGTGAACAATCTGTCTTCCAAGATGATGCTCACGCTCCTGCCTCCTTCCGCTTCGTTCTTTCGCTTCGCGATGGAACCGAGCATCGAAGAGCAGCTTGACGAAAAGGGCAAGACCGCGTTCGACCTCGCGTTGAGTAAAGCTGAACAAGCCGTGCTCGGCGAGATCGAGAAGCGATCCGTCCGTACGTCCGCCGTTGAACAGTTCAAGCACGAGATCGTCACTGGTAACTGCCTTGTGCAGTACAGTGAAGACCGCTCGACCCGCGTGTTCCCGCTGACCCAATACGTTGTGAAGCGTGACACCGCTGGCAACGTGCTTGAGATCATCATCAAGGAAGTGATCTCCGCTCTGGCCCTGAAGAAAGAGTTCCGCGAGCAGATCAAGGAACACCTTCAGAACGATGGGCGTGCAAAGGAAAGTGACGAGATCGATGTGTACACCCGCATCTGTCTCGAAGACGACAAGACGTACTACATTCACCAAGAAGTGTTCGGCATCGAAGTGCCTGGGACTGAAGGTGAATACCCGAAAGACAAACTCCCGTGGATTCCGTACCGCTGGCGAATCGTTGACGGTCAGGACTACGGGCGATCCTACGTCGAGGAATACCTCGGCGATCTGCAGAGCTACAACGCTCTGAACAAATCAGTGGTCGAAGCTGCCGCAATCACGGCTCGACTCCTGTGGCTTGTGAATCCGAACAGCGTGGTCGATGAAGACGACGTTGTCTCCAAGCCGAACGGTTCTTCAATCCCCGGCGTCGAAGGCGACGTTGTGGCATTGCAGGCCGACAAGCGTGCCGACCTCCAAGTCAGCATGACGATGATCGAGAATCTTGAGAAGCGGCTGTCACACGCCTTCCTGCTCAATTCCTCGATCCAGCGTTCCGGCGAACGCGTTACGGCTGAAGAAATTCGCTACATGGCGACCGAGTTGGAAAACACTCTCGGCGGCGTGTACTCCACCATGAGCACACAGTTCCAGCTTCCGCTGGTTCAACTGATGATGGCTCAGATGTCGAAGGCGGGTCTCCTCCCCGAGCTACCGAAGGACGCCGTCACTCCGACGATCGTCACCGGCCTGGACGCCCTGGGCCGCACGCATCAACTCGCCCGTCTCGACACGTTCGTTGACGGTGCGTCTGAACGGTTCGGCCCCGAAGTGGTGGCCCGCTCGATCCACATGGACGAGTACATGAACCGCCGTGCCGCCGCTCTCGGCATCGATCCCAAGGGTCTCATCAAGACGCCCGAAGAGATGCAAGCAGAGCAAACGCAGGCCAGCAACCAAGCCCTCACTGAGAAGCTTGGCCCGCAGGTCATCAAAGGGATGTCCGACAGTGTGAACATGCAACAGCAACAAGCGACTGATGTCTGATACTCTCTCCATCTCCGTCCCCTCGCCCGCGAGCGGGATGTTGAAACCCGGTCAGGAACTTCCCCCCGAACCCGGCCAACCGAATACTCCTCCGACTCCTCCCGCTGAACCGGCACCGGTTACGCCTCCGGCTGAACCGCCCGCCCCGCCCGCTGAGTTGGACTTGACTCCCTTCGAGAAAGAGTACGCCGAAACCGGCAAGCTCTCCGACGAAACCTTCGAGAAGCTGAAGACGGAGCATCGTCTCCCTCGTGCTCTCATCGAAGGCTACATCGCTCACCGCCACGCTCAGGTGCAACAGTTCCAAACGGAAGTGATGCAATCTGTCGGCGGTCAGGAACAATACACCAAGCTCACGCAGTGGGCGGCTGAAAAGCTTCCCGCTGCTGAGACCGAGGCGTACAACCAAGTCATGCAGTCGGGCAACCCTGAGACAATCAAGCTCGCCGTCGCGGGTCTGAACGCCAAGTTCACCGCCCAGCACGGTCAAGCTCCGAAGCTTGTCGGTGGTGCTCCCGGCCCATCCGGCCCCGCCCCCTATCGAAGCCTGGGCGAAGTGACTGCGGCGATGCGTGATCCTCGGTATCAAACCGATGAAGCGTATCGCAACGAAGTCATCGCCCGACTCGATCGATCCGACGTGTACCGATGAGGCGACTCTTCTGGCGACTCTTCCCGATCTTCTTCCCGCTGTTCTCGATCGCATGCTCGACCACCACCATCAAACGTGGTGACCTCGAAGTCACACGCACCGCGTTCCTTTGGGAGACCTCGATCGGCGAGATCGATTACTCCAACCAATCCGAGACTTTCAAACTGCATGACGTGAAGACGCTGTCAAAGGCTCAGATCGCCACGCTGGTTAAAGCTCTCGCTCCCCTCCTGCTCCTCCCATGAACAAAACACAAGTTCTCCGACTCCGCTTCAAGGTTGCCAACAAAGACAACCTAATCGAGCGGAAGATTGCCGAACTCGATCCGCCGCACCTGCACTCGCACGTCGAGTTGCAGTTCCCGGATGAATCGTCCTTCTCCTCGCGTGCCTTCGCGTCCAACGACGGTCAGAAGAAACGCAATGGTACTTCCTTCGCCAACATCGACTACGCACACGGCAACTGGAACACGGTCGAGATTCCCGTCACTGACGACGAACTCGTTGTGGTTCACGCTTGGTGTGTTGGTGAAGACGGCGAAGAGTACGACTTCAAAGGTGCTACTAAGCTGAAGTTCGATTTGTGGTTGCTCGGGCAAGACCCCAACAAGTGGTTCTGCTCTGAAGTCGCCGCGACGGCGTGTCAACAGATCGGTTGGTTCAGGGATTTGGTGTCGCACAAGACTTCGCCCGATTTGCTCTACGCAGCGGCCCTCGAAGTCTTTGATCCTCCCCTCTTCCGAAAACTACTCCGATGACCATCCAATTCGACACCCTGTCTTCTGCCGCATCGTCTACCGTGGTTAATCCCACTCGCGAAGCGACTGAAGGCGTCTTCCAAGTTGAAATCTCCGCGACCGCAACCGCCAAACTACAAGGTCGCACCAGTTCCCTCGCAGCGTGGGTTGACATCGATACCTGGACGGCAAGCGGTGCGAAAATCGTCGCACTGTTTCCCGACATGCGTGTCACTGTTTCCTCCTACGGCTCAGGCACGATCAAGTCATGGCTCTCTGAGCCTGACCCCGAGTAATGGAACGCGATCTTACACGCGGGCTATCCCGTGCGTTGAGTCGTGGCCTTGCTTCATCGTTTGGCCCCAGTGATGCCTTGGGCATCTTTGGGTCAGCCCTTTGGGGCTGGTACGACCTCACGCAGGAAACCGGCTACTCAACTGACGACCCGCTTGACTACCTCCTGGACTTCTCAGGAAACGAGCGAACCATCTCGGTTATCGCTGGCGAAGTTACCTACGCGTCTGACGGACTCGGGGGAGCGTCGTACCCCACGGCGTACCTCCGCACTGCCCGTGCTGCCTCAAGTGTCATTGCCCTGGTTCAACCACTCTC